TCTCCTGGTGATTGTACCATTACATTAGTAGCTGATGCTGCCACCATAGAAAATAATCCAACACCACCGGATTGGCAAAACAAAGTCAATGTTAGATGGTCACGTACCGTACCAGTTAATCCGATGGTTGCTAATGTTTCTGAAATTATATTTGACCGATTACCAACAGTTATCGTTAAAGAGCAAATTGGAGTGCAGTTGGATAGACAATATGCAACAACACAATTTCCAACATATAATACCGGACAAGTAAAATTCTTTTCACTGAATAATCAACCAGCAATAGAATTAATTGGTGGAGAATTAGAGTCTGATATGCAAAATGGAACACTTACAGTTTCAACACCAACAAATCCAACCCCTACACCAGCGTATCCGATTAGTACAACGGCATATACATCAACAATAAAAAAGATATTAACTCCGACTACGGCATTGTTAGATCAAGAATATACAGTGTATAGTAGCCAAAGTATTTTTCCGCATACATATAATTCATTTGATGCATCTGCATATTCTATATCATATGAAGCAACTCCAACATATGTTGAAACTGAAAATTCACAATCCTTTGCATATATTCAAATAGAAGGTTTAGAACCAGCAACTGGTGACATTAGTCGCATAAAAATATATACTAATAATAAAGGAACTGTAGGAACATGGGATCTTATTAATGATGTTGAATTAGAAGAAACAGAAATATTTGTGCCTAGCACATCATCTCTATTACCAGACGTTAGTATAGGAACATTTGTAACACAGAGCACGATTGACACATATTGGGAAGGTCATTCATATCAAGGCAATATAGAAAGCACCGCTCCAACATTAACATGGACAACAGCATCATTGGGTAGAGCCGTATTAATAGATAGTGCTACTGATATAACAGCAAATAACAGTGTTTTAACATTTCAAACACAAAATGCATATAATGGAGTATTTATTGCAACTAGTTCATATAAGGTAACATTTGATGCATTAGGAACACGTAGTGGTGTTAGCAATAACAATGATCCGGTTATTAGTGTTTATATGTCCGGTAGTGCATTTGATTTTGATACGACAGATTTATTTAATCAGGAATTACCAGTAACATTGGGTAAACGAATTGGAGAACTACGAGTAACTGCAGATTCACAAAGATTTGATGATGTTGTGTTTAATTTTGAAACTGATAATGCTGGCCACGGTGCATTAATATTTGTAGTAGAATCTGGCCAATGGCAAATATCGGATGTAAAAACAACAACAGATAATGATGTTGGTTATACTCCTAATTATACTAGAATCAAAACATTTGTAGAAACAACACATAAAATAGACAATCAGATATCATTTAAGGTAGAATATTATAATGTTGATGGTGTTGCAAGTAATCATGTAACATATGTGTATGACAAAGATTGGGAAGGTGGTAATAGATATATTGATGGTGATTATTCAATGCTTACTGGATCTTTGTATGTAGCAGATTCATTGAATAGTGGAATAGCAATTACGGGAAATGCAAGTACCGGGTTCGTAAGATCATTAGGATATGATGGATTTGAAACTGGAAATCCTGGATTTTTATTATGGTCTGGATCTGCATTATCTGGACAAAATACTAAAGGCGGCGTACCATATAGTGGTGTTGGATTAGAACTATATGCAGATACTGATAATTATTTTCGATATTCAACGGCTGATTCTGAACTAGATATACATACAAAAACATTTTTTCTAGGTGATTCTGCAACACAATTTATATCTGGTGCGAATGGAAATTTAGAAATTTTTTCAACAGGATTCCATTTACAAGCAAATGGCGATGTTACCGCATCATCATTTATTGCTGTTAATGGTACTGATGTATTATTTGATAGTAATTCAGAATTTATAGATGGCGTAAATGTTGGTAGATTAGTATATTTTGATGATACTGAATATTCCGTTAGTATAGCAGCATTACCAGATAATGGTACGCCAACAACAACAACCGGTTCTGCAGTTGCCGGACCTAGTTTCCATATGTTTATATTACCGGGTGAAACAAGAATGCAGTTATCATATACATATGAAATTGATCGTACTGATGCTACTGCAGGAAATAAAACATTTTATCTACACTCATTTATAGCAAATTCGATTACAGGTTCATATTCAGGAACGCCATCAAAATATGGATTATTTGATTCGCAATCTGCATTAGGTAGCGGCGCATCAATTGATTTTGCCCCACCTACAACATTAAAATCTGGAGCTAATAATCGTAATATTACTAATACTGCTATTGAAGATCGCCAAGGATATTATGTTTTAATACATACTACATTATCAGTATCTAATACTACTGGTGCTACTGGTACTATAAAATTAAAAAACTTTGTATTTAGAACGAGTAGGTCTGTTGGATCATCAACATCTGCCCCAGCAGCACCAGTTGGTCCAGAACCTGCATAGAATTAAACTAACAAATATTTATATAAGATGAATAAAACTATAGTACTTTTTCCAGGCGGGTTCAAACCATTAACCGGAGCCCATTTAGCATTAGCAAATCGATATGCTCAATCTTCTAATGTAGAACGAGTAATAATGTTGATTGGACCAAAAGAACGAGACAGTGTTAGTAGAAAAGATACTGCTGAAATCTTCAATCTAATTAATAGTAATCCAAAAATTGTAATGCAACCCACTGATTACAATTCTCCAATTATGGCTGCATATGAATACTTATTTGCATTACCAGAAACGGACAACGGAACATATGCAATGGCTGCATCTAAAAAAGGCGATGATTATGCTCGCACCATGAGTTTTGGAAGCAACGTGGAAAAATACAAAACAGTTGGAGATAAAGGCGGCAGAAAAATGCCTGCAGGCATCAAAGTTAATCCACTCGAAATTGATGTAGATCCATTAGCATACGCAGACGGAACACCTATTTCTGCTAGCACAGTAAGAAAAGCAATTGCAGAAAAAGATTATGAAACATTTGCAGCATCATATCCAGGTACTAAAGAAGCAATCGTTAAAAATATTTGGCAAATGTTAACTGGAGTACAAGAATCAGTATTTAGTAAGACTTGGTGGAGACAACAATTATCTGAAGATATAGATGAAGTGATTGAAGGATATCAAACTCCTAAAATGGCTAAAGCTCATGACAAAAAAATAAAGAAATTAAAAAAGTTTCTGGATAAGAGTAGAGGAAAAGAATTTGTTTATGACTTTAATAATTTTAGTAAAACGGTATTTGGTGCTCCTATAAAAGAATCTTTAATAACTGAAGGTGGTGCTGGAGGTCATATGAATCATCCATATGATGCTTATGGTTTAACTTTCAATGATATGAAAGAAATTGTTTCTAGAGCATTAGAAGGACGTTTAGACATAGAACAAGAAGTAACAGAAAAGACTGATGGTCAGAATATTCAAGTAACATGGAAAAATGGAGAACCTGGATTTGCTCGTGGGGTGAAAACAATTAGAAACCCAATGACAACATCAGAAATTATTGCTAGCTTCGAAGAAAAATATCAGAAAATAGTTGATGAAAGTGGTGTAGATGCCGCAGAAGGATATAAATCGGTAGTAGAAGCATATACCGAAACAGCTGCAGACTTAACAAGTGCTTTAAGTAAATTATCACCACGCACATTGCAGTCTATATTTAAAAACGGACGGGTTTTTGCTAACATGGAAATTATTTACCCAGCTACTAAAAATATTATTGCATATGAAACTGCAGTATTACAATTTCATAATTTAGTAGAATATGATGAATCAGGAAAAGTTGTACAGACAGACTTAACTGGTGGTACTACATTACAAAAAGTAATTCAAGATGCAAATGCACATTTACAAAAGACATTTTCATTTATACCTCCTAATAAAATGAAGCTAGGACAAATTGAAGATTTCGAAGATAAACAAAATGCATTCTTTGCTGAAATTGATAGTTTACGAAATCAATTCGGACTAAAAGAAACAGATACCGTTTCTGAATATCATAAAGCATGGTGGAAAAATATAATACAAGAAAAGGCAGATCAACTAGGATATGATATAACCGATGAAATAATAGAGTTATTAACATACCGATGGGCATTTGGAGATAAATCTACTAGTATTACTAAAATTAAAAAATTGGTTGACAACGATCAATTTGCTGAGTGGGTTTCTGCATTTGATAAAAAAGATTTTAAATTATATCGTAAACAAAATATACAACCATTTGAATCTATATTTTTGAGACTTGGAGCTGTTGTATTAAAAAACATTAAAAACTATCTTGCAGCAAATCCAAATGCAGCAGTTCAAGATATAAAACGAAGTATAGCAAACTTAACTAAACAATTACAAACATCAGATAATATTGAAACTATTAACAAATTAGAAACTGAGCTTAAGAAAATAGAACAAATTGGAGGCTTCGATACTATAGTTCCAATTGAAGGCATAGTATTCACATACGGAGGTAACACGTATAAACTAACAGGCTCATTTGCTCCAGTTAATCAGATACTAGGAGTGTTAAAATACGCAAGGTAATATTTATATTAAATAAACGGATAACACAATGGCAGAAAAACATAAAACAAAGTATAAATCACCAAAAGATTTAGAAAAATCAACAAAACCAAATACTCGTAAAGATATTAAAGATTATACCGGTGAGGAAGCTCATGGCATGGTTCCTAACTTATCAAAAGGAGTACAGCCATTAGTAGTAAGAAAATATGCTACTGATGTTTTAGATGACGTTGAAAATATGGTTCCTAAAATTGTAGACCACATTTATAAAAAAGTTGAAGAAGGAGAATATTCTCCAGAACATGCTCGAAAAGTATTTGAAAAAATGCAATTAGCAGGAACTGAAGAATATATTAAAAAATTAGAACGAATCGATCATGTAGCTATTACTAACTCATTAGTAAAACCAGAAAATGAAGAAACTCTTAAAGAGTCAATATCAAAATTATCTGAAGAGCAAAAAGAGCAAGTAATTAGAAAATATGTTAGAAATAAAATTGCTAAAATATTAAGAGAAAATTATGTATTCGAACAGGAAGACGCAACAGATATAGATACACCAGAGCCGGCAGAGGCAGACGTTGATACTCCAGATACAGAGGCAGACGTTGATACTCCAGATACAGAGGCAGACGTAGATGTACCAGAAACAGAAGTAGAAGCAGATGCAGAAGCAGCAATTGACTCTGATATATCATCACCAGCACCAACATCATTTTCGGGAGGCGGTGGTTCTAGTTCACCTAGTCCATCACCATCACCAACCCCAACATCAACTGATACTGCTGAAACTACATCTGATACATCATCCACTGAAACATTTAATAAAATGAAAGCATCAGTTGATGCATTTGTAGCCGATATAAAATCAAAATTAGCAAACGCTACTCCAATCGAAGTTGCACCAGACGTTGTACAACCAATTAAAGATTTAATGAAAGGTATGACTGCAAAAAAGTCTAAAGAATTTAAAAAAGCAATCGCAACAGCAATGAGAAATGCGGATATTAAATTACCATCTCCATCTCCATCAGACGATTATACTGAAAATTAAACATAAAAGGTTATGGCAAAAACAAACAAGTTACAAAACATCAAAGCCGTTCAACAAATGATTGACGGTACTCACAAATTCCAAACAAAAAAAACTGTTGGATTTAGTGATGCTGAGGCAACGAAAAAAAGAAATGAACATCATGAAATTGGAGATATCTGGGAAGATGTTGATGCTAATGGTAATATTACTATAATAGAACAATTTGATGGATTCAGAACAAGAAAACCAAAAAATTCAGAAGTACTTAGTGAAGTTCGAGAAGAATTAAGATCATATGCTAAATGTCCAAAAGAGACATGTACTTGTGATCCTAACTATTATCTTAATCAAAAAATGAGAGCAATCCACGGAATGTGTTTTGACTGTGTTATTGATATGGAGCATGAACTTAAGAAAACGGGTAAATTTGAAGAATATGCTAATAAAAAAATAGAAGCTAATGCATTAGCATGGTTAAAGAAAGCAGAACAAGATGTTGATATGTTAAGAGAGGCATATACTAAAGCATCTAAACTAGTTATTAACAGTGAAGGAGAAACTGAAACATGGGCTGCACAAATGACACCAGAAGAATTCGAAGAAAAAATCACAAAAGGATTTGAGTCATATAAAATAGACTTTTTAAATAAATTAAAAAAAACAGTTACAGGAGAAACAAAATGAAAATTTGGAACACTATTAAATCATATGGTAAATGGATCATTGGTGGAATTATAGGATTATTAGCTCTAATTGCAGCAATTGGAAAATTACGTAATCGAAAAACAGTAGAAAAAATACAAGAAAAGATTGACGATAATACAAAAAAAATTGAACGTGTTAAAGGTAAAGAAGATCAAGTTAAAACACAAAAACGACAAGTAAAAAAAGAATTGACAGAATTAAAAGAAACTGTTAAAAAAACAAAAGCTACTAAAACAGCAAAACGTCGTCCTGGTCGTCCAAAGAAAACCACAGCACAAGCAAAACATAATATTGTTTCAAAAACTAAGAGAAAACGATGAAACAATTAATACTGATACTATTATTTCCAATAGTTGGGGTTGGTCAAACAGTAGTTGACACATGTTTTACAGAACAACAAATACATGATATATCAGAAACTTTAGATGATTTATATTATAAAGATTCAGTTAATAATCAACTAATAAATCAACAAACAGCTGTTATAGATAAACAAGATGAACTAATTAAATTAGATTCATTACAATTGGTATATAAACAGCAACAAATTGATTTATTAGAAACTAACATAAATTTATATATCGAACAACAAAAAAAGTTACAGCCTAAATGGTATAATAATAAAGTTGTTTGGTTCGGTGCCGGCATTCTCACAACAATACTAACTGGCAAATTTATTGTAGGAGTAATTCAATAATGTCACAGCCTAGCATAAAACAAATAATACAGCAACAATATCAAATGTGTGCTGCAGATCCAGTATTTTTTATGCGGCAATATTGTTATATACAACATCCTAAACGCGGAAAAATTAAATTTAATTTATATCCGTTTCAGGAAGATTCATTAACCAATTTACAAAACAATAGATACAGTGTTATTCTAAAATCTAGGCAGTTAGGTATATCAACTCTATCTGCTGGATTTGCACTATGGAGCATGTTATTTCAAGAAGACTTCAACGTGTTAGTTATTGCAACTACACAAGAAGTAGCAAAAAATCTTGTAACTAAAGTTAGGGTAATGCATGACAATTTACCTAGTTGGCTAAAAGGAACTATTGAAGCTGACAATAAATTATCGTTAAAATTTAAAAACGGATCACAAATAAAAGCAGTTTCTTCTGCGACAACGGGTGCACGTTCAGAAGCGTTATCACTATTAATAATAGATGAAGCTGCGTTTATTCGAAATATTGAAGAAATATGGATAGCATCTCAAGCAACACTATCAACTGGTGGTGGGGCTATTGTATTATCTACTC